AAGTCATTGCTTCTTCTGATATGTCTTCAGAATTACGTGCGGCATATTGCAAAGCCATACGTAAATACACAAAATAAACTTCTTGTTTATCTAAAGGTAAATTCTGCCAGTTTTCTATAGGGCATTTTTGTCCTGTGGTCTGTCTAGCAGATAGCATATCTAATAACATATTTGCTTCATCTTTTGGGTCGCCGAAAGAAAGCATAACTTTAGTGATTTTGTGGATTATACTTCCTATTATTGACGACGCATACGACGTTGACGTACCAGATTAACTAGTATGTCACTTGCAGCTTGCGTGGGATTATCTGATTGAATAGTAACATTATTAATAATGTTATCCCCAACAGTCTTGCTACGTGAGTAGGTAGAACTAATGCTGCCCATAGAAACACCCGCTTTAGGTGTCCTAATGGCATTTAAGTTAATACCTCCCTTAGGGATATCTAACTGGGCAGCTAAGTGGGCAGGAATAATGGTACCAGTAGCCGGGGCTTTCCATTGACCCCATGCAGGTGCATTAATCATGCTGAGACGACCAGAGGCACTAAGGAAAGCTTCTTGACCTAATTCATTAACAGTATAGGTAGTACCACCAGTAACAGGGCCACCAGCAAATTCATTTTTTCCTATATTAGGAATCTGAAGTTTATACGTACTAGCTTTACGTAAGGCACTTTCGATCCTTTCGGCAGCATTCGCTACATTCCCTATCTTTAGTTGAGTGTCATCCAACGCTTTGTTTAAATCCCCAGTAGCTTTAGCTGATTGTTTTGCTGCTTCTAATCTACTCTGTTCTAATTTTAAGACAGCATCTGCTTTTTGAAATTGATTATCTTTTTGCTTTATTTGTTCATTTAAAGCTTTAATTTGCTCATCATAGTTTTTTTTGGTCTGATCTAATTTTTTATTTAAATCCTCTATTGCAGCTTTATGACGATTCTCTTCTTCTGTTTTCTCTTTTTGTTTATCTGCAATTTTTTTCTCTAGTGCCTCTTCTTCTTGTTTTTGCTTCAATCGAATTTCTGCTATTTTTTCACTTCTAACTAATTGATCATAACTAGCTTGTGCCTCTAGACGTTCTTTTTCTGTAAGTTTTGCGTTATTAGCCTTAGCTAGTAACTCTTGTTTACGTAATTGTAGAAGACGTTCTTCAGCAGGCGTCTTAGCCTCTAACGCAGCAATCTCCGCAGCATAACGATCTTTTATCTCGTCTTTCTGCTTTTTAAGTGCTTCTAATTGCTCATTTAATTGAGCCATCCGACCACTATGATATGTATCTTCGGCACTCTTAGCATCCTCTAAACCTTGGATACGGACATCTTTTTCTCCTTTTAATTTTTCAATACGCTCTTCTAAATTAGCTTTTTCAATACCCCAAAGTATCTTTGCTTCGTTTAATTCTGCTTTACGTGCATCTAAAGCTCGTTGAGTAGCAGCAATTTGTTGATCTAAAGTTTGAACTACTTTTTTATTCTCATTATTGTATTCTTTTACGTACTGTTGTAAAGCAGGAAATTTACCAAAGTTATCAGCAAACCAATTTCTAGTAGCGTTAAATAAGTCATTGATAGTTGTTTTACCTTCAATAAAAGGTTTCACCCAAGGCGCCTGAGCAAATATTTCTCCTAATCCTATTATTTCACCAAATTTAGCAGCAAGAAACACAAGAATTCGGGCAGCTCCTTTTAAAAGAAATACTATAATTTCTATAGTAGTAACAAAAATTTTTATAGCCTGAGCGATTATTAAAACAGCTCCATAGATAGCACCGCCTAAAAGGTTGCCGATTAGTGCTAAGGCTTCTTTAAAACCGTCACTTTTAATAAGTAGATCAGCAAAAAATTGCGAGATGTAAAGACCAATCGACTGGAATAATTGTCCAGTTTCACTAAAAGCTTCGTTAAGTTGATCAATACTGATTGTATTTATAGTACCTTTAATATTTTCAATTTGCGCTGGATTTAAATGATCAAGACGTGATTGTAAATCCCCAATGCTACCCTCTAATTCTTTAATAGCCTCTTGCGATATAGCAATAAAAGCCTCTCGGAACAATTCAGCAGTAATCGCTCCAGAACTCATAGCACCTTCAAAATCTGTAATGCCATATTTAGCGGCAGCATAATTAGCAATTTGTGCCCTTAAAGCACCATCAATTTCAGCAAATTGTTGATTTAATTCCTCACCTTGAAGTTTGCCTTTACCCATAACCTGAGCAAATGCTTCAATATATCGATTAGATTGATCTGTATTTAAACCAAGAGCCGTCATCCTTGCAGATAACGCTTGGATAGTACCACTAACATCCGAAATAGTACCACCATTAGCAGTAATAGTAGGTGTTAGACGTTTATAGGCTTTTTCAACAGATTCTAGGGAAACACCAAAAGATAACGAAATAGCCTTAGCATCATTTAATGCTTGAGCAGCATCATCTACACTAAGACCAAAAGTTTTAAAAGCTAGTTGAATTTGAGAAACTTGAGTAGCTCGTTGTACAAAAATCTGAATAGATTGATTAATTTGTCCTATAAGTTGTATAACAGTAGCTACAGCCGCTCCAATAGCATTAAATTTACCAATACCTTTAAGAAGACCATCAAAACTTGGTAAAGTGACACCAGCAAAAGTAATGCGGCTAGCCTCACGTAATTTTCTTGAGGCCTCGTCTACCTTAGCGTTTGCTTCACTCCATTTATTTGTTATAACACGTATAGAACGACCAGAAGCATCTACACCATCTTTATATTTAGCAATAGCATTTCTTGCCTGCACTAAATTAGATAAAGTTTGCTTAAGATTAGTTAAAGAGCCCTCTTCTGTCTTAAGAATTTGCTTCCTTTGTTTGTCAATTTTATCCCACTCACTTCGTAAAACTTTGGTAGTTTTTTCTAACTCCCCAGTACGCGCATTAAGCTTAAGTTCAACAACAGTTTCTTTAGTACCACCCAATATTTTGTTAATCTGATCTTTAGCTTTTTCAGAACCATCTATAGCTTCCGTAAATAAAGTCTGAAAGTCTCTATTAGCCGTAGAAACATCAGCCTTAACCCTGACTAAAATATCTTCGGACTTAGCCATTTAAAGCGTAACATGCTTATTTAGGATACCACTAAAAAGCCCCCAATTACGGGGGCCTAGTTATTCAATTGTTAGTTATTATCAGGTACCAGTGTTCTCGTCCAGCTCAACGCGATACGGACCATAACCCACCAGTTCCATCTCCCAGGACACGATAGAGCCGGCCTCGATGCTTTCCGAGTAGCCGCTGAGGGTACCATAGCCGTACACCGTTTCAACGGTGCCCGTAGGGCCCACACGGGCGAACTTAACCCGCAGGCTATCGGCCACAGTGTTCTGCTCCACCAGACGGATGATCTGATAACCAGCGTCTTTGAAGTCAGCCACACCGGCTAAACCAACAGTCCAGCTCTTACCAGTAGCAATCGACTGGGCGAAACCTAAGCTGGTGTCGTCATAAGTCACCACGTCCTCGGAGTCGGTATCCGTCTCCAGAGAAGCATTGGTCAGACCAAGCAGCTTCACCGGCTTCATAGTGCCATCAGTAGGCTCTGCAGCAGGCGTAGCACCTAAGGAGAACACACCACTAGCGTAGGTGATCTTCTCGTTAGCAGGAACCAGTGAAGTGGTGTTGATAAAATAGGTAGCACCAGCACCCACGCCACCAGTTACACCAGTGAAGGTAGTATCAACAGAAGAAGAGGCTAACGGCACAATATAGGTGGTATAGCCAAAAGCAGAACTAAAATTTGCCATCGGATTGATTAGCTAGGTAGAAGCCCTAGTACGAAACGACAAGGAATTCGGCAGGGTAGGCCCCTACCTACTATCCTAGTTTGCCAATTAAATTTGGTATCCTACAAATTACCCCAAAATTGGGCAGTCACTAGGTATACGCACCTGCGTCTGAAAAGCCACGCCTAAATTAGTACCAGTAGCAAAAACATCCACAGAAGTAGCTAATGGGAATAATTCACCGATCCTAGTGAGAGCTGCCGTAACATCAGCCCCAGTAGCCGGCTCCCATACAATTAAAAATATCTTCCATAAATAAGTAACATCCACAGCATCAGTAAGGTACTTTTTAGTGCTCATATCCCCAACATCATGGATAACTACCTCTACTCCAGTCTGTTTAGAAACTGCTGGTAGATCAGAACCAGGAGTAACAATACTAATACTGGGAGCAGTACCACCTGATTTAAAAGTATAAGTACCAACTTCAGCCATAAAAGTAGCATCATTAGTTAATGTAGTATAAATTACTTCAGGACTAGAGGCTAAAGTTTGAGCCATTTTTCAGCTATTTTATACCTAACTAGGGTGCCTATCAGGTATACTATAACTAGAAAACCTTGGAGGTTTTATGCACTTACGTTCGCTTAATTTGTGTAAACACAAAATGAGCAACGGAGGTGTAACAGTCGTAAATCAATGAGTTCCTTCCTGAAGCCGATCCCTGAGACGGCTGATCAATTACTCTTTGATTTACAAGCCATGACTTCCTCAGAAGCTAAAAGGCAATGGCGAGCTGCCATAAAAGCTGCCTGGAAAAATTGTTGCGCTTACTGCGGTAAGCCACCAATTGATAATAAATCCTTAACAATTGATCACGTTAAACCTCGTATGCGTGGTGGAGAAGACCGCACCAGTAACTGCATCCCTGCTTGTCGAGATTGTAACCACCACAAAGGCTCCCACCACTGGTTAGCCTGGTACCGCATGCAACCTTTCTACTCCTTCTCCAAGGAGCTAAAAATTAAGCATTGGTTGCGTACAGGCGAAGTCCTGGAGGCTGAAACTTTAGACGATACCCTTTGGTTAGATTACATCTCTAACTATTTAACTAGCTGAAGAATTACATCTTCCTTAGCTATGACTTTAGTGTGTATATAAGGCACATTTAAATTAACTTTGCGGCCGCAAGGAGATTCCATCTGTAAAGTTTGGTTACTGGCTTCTTCTAGGGCAATTAACAGTCCTTTGTAGCCGTTGGTGACCTCAGTGGGAGCAATCAAAATAGCTGTGTCACACTTAAAACACAATAACTCAGGAGGCCTAGTGCTAGCTCTATAAACCAGATCTTTATAGCAGAATAACCCCCAAGCAGGAAATAGATTTCTGCTGATCAATTCCTT